GATCGCGGATCCCACCGGACGGTTCTCGAGCGGCCAACTCGAGGAGGCAGGCCTGCGCTTCTCAGCCGCCCGCCTGAACTACCTCGCCGCCATCGGCGCCGGAATCCCGTTCGCCAATGCGGTGGCCAGCGGCCGCGACATGTCCCCAGCCCGCCGCCGCCAATGGATGACCGACTGGCTGATGCTGGTCGAAACCCTCACCAGAATCGAATACAAGGCCCTTTGCAGAGCCGTGGACAGCCATCCCGAGGATGAGGAGAGGCTATGGACCGCGGATCATGTGATCGCCGTCAGGGACGCTCTTATGGCCCTTAGCGGGCATTTCAAGCTGTGAGTGAGAAAAAACCGGATACAACCCCAGAGGAATACGCCGAGTTCATCTACGGCGTCGTCTTCGAATTCTGGCACGCCGCCCCAGACGGCCGACTCCCGTTCAACCCCTTCGTCGAACGCGTCGCCGACGTCATCCGGTGGGCCGTCGCTCAGGAACGACGCCGCCTCACCCAAGAGTTGAACCGCCCGACCCTGGTTGTGGATAACTCAACCAGAACTTGACGCGCAACTTTCGTTCGCCGAATGTCAGGTTGATACATCCCTTGAATTGCGCCTCGCAAACCACTAGCCTTTATCGGCTTTCCGTCGCTGGCCGCGCGCCCACCAGCCTCTCCGCCAGTGACCCGGATGAGATCACACCCGGCGCCCCGTCTCGGTTGGCTCCTTGCGATGGGCGGGAAAACGTACACATCAAGGGTTGAACCATGACCGACACTCACGTTGAACCATTACGTGAGGAAAGGGACGTAAAGGGCCGCTTTCAAAAGGGATGTAAACCGGGACCAGGCTTTCCGCGTGGCACCCGACGAGACCTTGAACTGAGGCTGGTCGACGATTTCCTCACTTCTTGGCGTAAGAACGGGCCCGAAGCTATTGATCGCGTTCTCGAAAATGATCCATCGACCTACCTGCGCGTCGCCGCCTCGCTCCTGCCAAAAGAGACGAACGTGAATGTCTCTCACAATGTCGACCCTGCTCAGCTACTCGAACGATTTCGAGCGCTGGTCGAAAGAGCAACGGGACGAGTTGTTGAGCTTGATTCCGGACCTCCAAAACCTGGTGATCCGCCAGTCATTGACGGAGTTCTCCCGCCTCGCCGGCTATGAACCCGCCGCCCACCACCAAATCATCATCCGCGAACTCGAGGATATCGCACGGGGCGATAACGATCGCCTGATCCTCACCCTGCCTCCGGGCAGTGCAAAGTCCACCTTCGCCAGCATCCTGTTCCCGCCCTGGTACCTCGCCAGCCATCCCACCGCATCCCTGATCGCCGCATCGCACACCCTCGAGCTGGCCGAGCGCTGGGGTCGCCGCGTCCGTAACCTGATCGAGGAGCACTCGGATACCCTCGGCTACAAGTTGCGCGCGGACAATGCTGCAGCCGGCCGTTGGGAGACAACCCGCGGTGGCGAATACTACGCCTCCGGTATCGGCGGATCGATTACGGGACGTCGCGCTGACCTCGTCCTCATCGACGACCCCATCCGCTCGCGCGAGGACGCGGACTCGAAACTCATCCGGGACAAACAGGCCGAATGGTTCACCTACGACTTGGTGACCCGCCTGAAGCCCAACGCCGCCATCGTCCTCATCACCACCCGCTGGCACGAGGACGACTTGGCAGGGAGAATATTGGCCGAGGAACGGGACCGCTGGCGTGTCCTCAACATCCCCATGGAAGCGGAGTCGCCCAACGATCCGCTCGGGCGGCCCATCGGCGCCCGGCTGTGGCCGGAATGGTTCACCGCCGACATGGTCGAGGTCGCTAAACGGGACCCCAGACTATGGTCCGCGCTCTACCAGGGCAGGCCTGCCCCGGACGAGGGCTCCTACTTCAAACGCGAATGGCTCATCGATGTCGAGCGAATGCCGGAACGTGACAGCCTCCGCGTCTACGGCGGCTCCGACTATGCGGTTACGGCAGACGGCGGGGATTACACTGTCCATGTCGTTGTCGGAGTCGACGAGGATCACAACCTGTACTTGTTGGATCTGTGGCGGCGGCAGGCTGCGGCCGACGTGTGGGTCGAAACCTACTGCGATCTCGTCCGTAAGTGGCGCCCCATGGCCTGGGCCGAAGAAACCGGCCAGATCAAAGGCGGTGTCGGACCCTTCCTCCTAAAGCGGGCCCGCGAGCGTTCAGCGTATACGGCCCGCGAACAGTTCCCGACGAGACATGACAAGGCGGTGCGAGCGCAGAGCATCCGCGGCCGCATGGCCATGCAAGGCCTCCGCATCAAGCGGGATGCCCCGTTCAGGGGCGACCTGATCGACGAACTGCTGCGGTTTCCCGTGGGCGTCCATGACGACCAGGCCGACGCCCTCGGGCTCGTCGGCCAACTCCTCGACAAGATGCTCGCCCCGTTCAAGGAGAAGGTCATCGTGAAACCGAAGCGGGACGCCTGGGACAACCCCGAACCGCGCGGCGTCGGCTGGAAGGTCGCATGAGGTAATCCATGGCCCTCGAACTCGTCGTTAACAACAGCGTCAGCGATATCCGCGACGATGAAGACGACGAGCTTGGGCTGACGTCACTCATCCGCCGGTTCGAGGAAAGCGAAGAAGCCTCCTACGAAGCCCGCCAACTCAGCGAACGCGATCGCCGCTACGTCGACGGCGAACAACTGACCAGTGACGAACTCGCGGAGCTTGAGAAGCGAGGACAACCAGCGGTCATCATTAACCGCATTAAGCGGAAGATCGACTTCCTCGTCGGCCTCGAAAAGCAGCAGCGCACCAAGCCCAGGGCCTTGCCCAGAACACCCGTTCATGAGCAGGACGCCGAAGCCTGCACCGACGCGTTGAATTATGTCGTCGATGATACCGACTTCAAGCAAATCCGATCGGCGGTCTGGCGCAATATGTTGGTGGAGGGGGTCGGCGCGGTCGAGGTCTGCGTCAAAGGCTACGACGACAGCTATGCCGGCGATGCCAACGAGATCTGCATCGAGATCCGGCGCTTCCGGTGGGATCGCTTCTTTCACGATCCGCACAGCCTGGATCTGGACTTTGGCGACGCGGCTTATCTTGGCGGCGTCTGGTGGATGGACCTCGAGGACGCCAAGGCACGCTGGCCGGACAGAGAGGAAGAACTCGACGCCACGGTCGTCAGCACCACCTACTCCGACACCTACGACGACAAGCCGACCTATCAGGTCTGGGCGGACAGAAAGAGAAAAAGAGTCCGCATCGTGCAGATGTGGATCAAGCAGACGACGGGCAAATATGCCGACCAATGGCACTTCGCCGAGTTCACCAAGGGCGGCATCCTGTTGGAAGGGAAGAGCCCGTACGTGACCGACGACGGTGACAGCGATTGCGGGATGGTGGCCCAGGCGGCGTACTGCGATCAGGAGGGCGACAGATATGGTGCCGTGAGGGAAATGATCAGCCCTCAAGACGAGATCAACAAACGGCGCTCGAAATCCCTCCACTACATGAACACCAATCAGGTCATGTATGAAGACGGCATTGTCGACGACATCGAGAAGACCCGCCAGGAAGCGGCCCGTCCGGACGGCACGATCAAGGTGGCGCCGGGCGGTCTGGCAGAGCAGCGCTTCCAGTTCAGGGAAAGGACTGATCTCGCCGAGGCGCACCTCAAGATGCTGCAGGAGGCCAAGCAAGAAATCGACATGATGGGGCCTAACGCCTCCATGCAGGGCGAGCAGGACGGCAGCGCTGGCGGCACTGCGTCAGGCCGCGCCATCCTCGCGAGTCAGCAGGGCGGCATGATCGAAATGGGCGATTTGCTTGATAATCTCAGGCATTTCGACAAGCGCGTCTATCGGATGATCTGGAACCGAATCCGGCAATACTGGACCGGGCAAAAGTGGATCCGGATCACCGACGACGAGCGCAACGTCAGGTTTGCCGCCATCAACAAACCGGCCACCATTCAGATCCAGCATCCGTCCTTGCCCCCGGGCCAGACGATCGAGTTGCCCGACATCGATCCCGCGACCGGCCAGCAGCGCATTGAAAACAACCTCGCT